CAGGGCGTGATGATAGAGTGTGGAGTGCCAAGGGTGCGAATCCTTGACCTCCGTCTCCTAGGAAGAAGACTACAAGAGATATATTTAATTCTCAAGTATTAGGTCCCTACTTCTCCGGTAGATACTGATCGTCGAATAATAGCACGAATCCTAGCCCAAAGTCGAAGACTACGACTTTGAGTAGTTACCTTCTCCTGGGGTTTAGTCCATAAAGAAGATATAGCAGGAACAGATGCTATCCGTTCTTCTAATTTGTCCATTATTTCAAAGATCATATCCAGGCGCTCCGAAGGAGTTTTCGGGATAACTTTTACTCGGGTCTTATAGTATGCTATCTGCGATCGTACATCCTCACGGACGTGATCAAGTGCATCAAGAACGTCTGTCAGTATAGGGAGACTGATGTGATTATCGATCAGATCCCTACACCGCTCTAACGAAGGGTGGCGGAGGGTCGAAGGAGATCCCAGTAAAGAACCGCTGTTTACACGGTTCGGATCTTCCTTCATCTTGCCATCTTTATCTCTAAAGCGGGCAGGCCTCAATATTTTCTTACTGATGCCCTCCACTTGATCCTCAAAGGATTTAAAAATCGTTGCTTCCAACGATTCCACCATTCGACCTTTCTGTTCCTCGGTCACTACCTTAGCTGTTTGCACAGTGTCCAGTAGCAACCAGTCTAGCATCGAGGTCACCCCTCCGGGTTGACCAGGACGCATAAACTGAAGCACGAGGCCTCGGGCGCGTGACCCAAGTTTGTCTAACGATCCATCTAAGGATCCGCAAACTCGGTAGCCAAACCCAACAGCCTTTACGACATCAGCAAGCCGGACTTCACACAACCTTCGCGCTTTCGCTACAAAGGTGACGAGGGCACTTACGTTCCCTCGCCCCGCCAAGTACTCGAGAGTACTTAGCGGAGACACATCTTCTCCCCGAAGGAAGAAGCGCTTAGCGAATTCCATCGACCTATCGTTTCCACGTAAGGTCTTCGCCAGGGATATTTCTACCCCCAGTGCTCGCATTATTCGCAAGTACTCTTCGGCGACCTTATCGTTTCCTATAACGACATCATCACCCAATATCGCATAATACTCAAACCATCCTACAGAACCTGCGCGATGCGCGGCCCACTGTACAATGGCGTGATGGGTAACAGCAAGCATAGCCCACGAGCTTAACGCCCCCATCGGTTGCCCGACGGCGTAACGCACCATCTCTGGTACGTCAGGTGAGAGCTCTTTCATGGAAGGAGACGTATAATAGTCTCGCCCCACTAAGAGTTCTTTCCAAGTTACCCCTAGCTTGGGGTGTAACTGCTGGACTATGAGAGCTTGGTAGTTTATTGGTAACCTATCCGTTGCTGCCGATAGATCGAATGAATACGTTCGACCGATCTTCGCATCAGCCCATATTTTACCATATTGAGCTTTACGAGCTGCTAATCCGTACCCATCAAACTTTCGCTTAATGGGTTCGGGTTTCTCAGTATCATTCTTCTCCGACACGATTTCCTCATACCTCTTCACAGAGGCCCCTAACACTATATGAGTTGTCCCAACTTTTATAGCGTTTACGGTCCGTACCTCCCGAACAGTATGTTTGGGAGTTACTTTCTTAGGGATCGGGGGATTAACCTTATCCCAGAGCTGCTCAAGTTTCTGGATTAGCCGTTTTACCGGCTTCTCCTGATCAAATGTACCATCTTGTGGTAAAGTTGACAGAAACTTAAACATTAACTGATGCAGCGGATGAAGAACCACTTGCGTGATATAATCTACCATCGCGAATACCCTTACCTTCCCGGGTTCTTCCTTAATGGATAGCCGTCCAAGGCATCTCTGCCAGGGAGAAACTATCTTCATAACCTGAAGGTACAGGTCCTGAACTCGCTTAAACATATTCATAAATACATAAATATGTTTAATATCCAAAAGGATGCACCAGCCCTCCAACGCGCTATATAGACGCGCATTATCGGGATGGAACCAAGCATTAATTTGGTATGGAAGAGCCCACATCGAGGTCGCACCCCCCGATGATCCGGGTCCAGACTTGGTAATCGGCAAGTACTTCAAACGGAACTCTGATTTGAATTTCTTCATATCGTCCTTCGCGTAAGACCCAAAGTCAAAACCATAGAGTTTGGCATTATGGAAGAATACTGGAAGGAAGGCTCTAAAATCCTCGAACAGCTTCGGATCATATTTAATGATAGGACCCGAAACTATCGTCGACAGTTTTAGTTTTCCTTTCCAGTCTAATACTCTATATAACGAGTAGAAAGACAAGTATAGTCTTACGACTACCTTATCTCCTTCCTTAAGACGCTTCCTATGGTGTACTGGGATTGACCTTGGATAGCCCATCTGTGTCCGCGATACCGCCACACCCAGCTCGTGAGAGCTCTTGTGGTGGGTACCCGCCAGTGCCTGCATTAACAGGACATTGTAGGCTTTCAGCCTTTTACACAGACCAGGTATACCTTGCTTTCTCCGTATCACTATACAGTGGCGCACAAAATGCAAGACTGCAGAAATGTAACTCTTGTTCACTCTACCGACGAGGATATGAACCATTCCAAGGAATAGCTCATACCACCGTCTTCCAGCTTTTACACTGGAATGCCAGGAACCAGACCGCGTAAGGCGCGATAAGTAACTTTCGTTATTTAATCGCATTTTACTAGGTCTAAGAACCACTTCAGTTTCCACCTTTTGGGTGGGCTGCAGGCAGGCCTAGCGGCCTTAGAATGTTGCCATTCCTTACGGTTGGCTAACATTACGTTTAAGGTTCCTTTGGACCCTCCCCGTGACGATGTCACGAAGACTTTTCCTTGAATTTTATTTCAAGTATATCCAACCACAACAATTAGT